TGCTGCTTTAGTTCTTGTCTTTTCAATTAGTTCTTTTGTTGCATCTTCATTATCATTACACATCCAAGGCACAAACAATACCTTATGTTCTTTTGTCAGAGACACTTCACAAGGGTCTGAATAAACCGAAACATTGTTCATTCCTCTTGTCAGTTCTTCCATCGAATTTACTTTGAGAGTGTTCTTATAATAGATGTCGTGGTTACCAACAATAATTTTAGTGTTTATACCCATTTCTTCTAAAGGATGAAACAATATCTCTTTCATCGAATTGAGCGTCTTGAAGTTAATAAATTTCCGTCTATCAACCACATCACCCAAATGTATCACATCGGTAATATTTCTCTCTTTCAGAGTAGGAAAGAATATATTTTCATAGAACTTACGAAAGAAATCTAGGAATAGGAGACTGTCGTTGCGAGCCCCAAAGTGAGTGTCCGTTATTAAGGCAATCTTCATGCACAAGCTCTCATAAAAGAAGTAAGAGGGGATAATTCCAAAATAGCATCATCTTTTTTCTTTGACACCACTTTGGGTTTCTTCTTCGCTCGTTTCTTTTCCTCAAACTGATAAATGAAATCGTATATATTAGCACGTTTATCTACAGTCATCAATGTTGCTCCTGCAGCTATACCACTTTGTTCACTAACAGTCATAGATTCCATATCCGAATTTTCTTCGATGGAATTGTGGGCATCCATTTGTTTGTATTTTATGTAGAGTTGTTTCTTTTCTTTTTCTATTCTTCTTAGGAAGGCGTAATATATTATTTGAGTGAAGTATGCAAATGGATTTTTGGATTTCTCAGGATTGAAGTTACTTGCGTACATCACACAATTTTCAATTCCATCACTCACCATTTCTTCACGAAAAGCATAGTTTATGAAGTTAGGTCTGTGAGATAATCTTTCTGCTATTTTTAGAAAACATTCACCAGCATAGTCTGATAATTGGGGTTTGCGTTCTTCACCAGCATCAACAGATTTGAGATATTTTTCTCTATACTCTCCCATGACTATTAGAAACTTTTCATTGTCTACATAATGTTGTTTTGTTCGTGGTCTAGCCATATGAATCCTTTAGTAGTAATTGTTGATAATATATTATTATAACAAGTTATATCGATAAAGTCAAGTGTTATTTTACTAAAAAAAAGACTTGACTAATTCTGTCGTATCTGGTATAATTACTCTGTAGGGTTTGAGATGAAGATACTGCTACAGTACTAATTGACTAACATACTAGTTACTTCAAATGAATCAATATCATTATTTTCTTGTTCTCCTAGTATATCATCGTATATCTTTGACATCTTCTTAGATAAACTAGTCATTGTTACTACATACTTCGTAGATACAGGAATTATTTCATCATCCGTGTAAGGTATCCATTTCGTAAATCGAACTCCTTCTTCATCTTTTTCAAACACATGAGTTATTTGAACTGGGTGCTTCAAATTGAAAAACCCATCGGTTGGTTTCAAATACACAGCTAGAATTTCTTCCCCTGTTGAAAGTTTTATATATTTGTGAGAACTCATGCTACCTCCTTGAGTGATATTACATAGATTTTATAAGGAAATTGTTCAGAACTATAAATTTTTATTCTTTCGGAAAAATGGTTTAATGTATAATTTTTCCTATCATTATGAGTTAGATCATCTGAAATATCATAAAGTCTTGCTGAATCTTTAGTATCAGATTTCCTCAACCCTCTACCTATTGACTGTAAATTTCTAATACGACTCTTAGAAGGAGAAGCGAAAACAATGTTATGAATGTTCCGAATATTGATGCCGGTACTGTATACGCCATAACTTGCGCAGATAATAGCATCTTTTTCCTTCTCGACAAGTTCTCTGACTTTTTCTCTTGAATCCGCATCTGTTCCTCCATAAACAAAAAAGATTTTCCTAGAAGAATCAACGATCTCTTCTAGTATTGAATGTAGAATGTTACCATGTTTTTCTATCAATTGAAATAGAACTAATGTGTTCCCATTCAGACCATTTACAAGATTACAAATATACTTGTTTCGTTCTGGATGACCCACTATGAAATCTATCTCTTCTTGATAGTTCATTTTTGATACAATGGCACGTTCCTTTTTATTATATTTTAAAATAAGACAATTTATATCAATCGATGATATAGTCTTGTTCTTGATAAGTTCTTTTGTAGTGGTTATTTTCTTTATTGCACCGAATAACCCCTCTAATATTAATTTATGTACTTCAACTCCGTCTAGTGTTCCTGTAGTTCCAATTCGATAAGGAGTATTTTCTAGATTCTTCAATATCTTAGTAAGAGAACGAGCTTTATAAAGGTGTGCTTCATCTCCTATCACTAAACGAAAATCGCTGAAGAAATCTTTTTCCAATTCATAAAGTGACTGCCAAGTTGAAATTATGATTGGTTTGTCTGTCTCTTTTTCTTGCCCTCCGAAAATCTTGTGGACGAAATTTTCGACTTCAAAGGTATTGTCCGCCTTTGAATAGGCTTCAAAATCAGTATACATTTGACTTACTAAAGAGAGTGTTGGAACAATAACCAAAGCTTTCTCAGGTAAGTAGTATCGTATCAGATAGTAAATTATAAGAGATTTTCCCGATGCAGTTGGTGATAATAACACACACCTTTTTTTATCTATCGAATGTCTGACTGCAAGACTTTGATAATCTCTTAGTTTATATTCACAAGGAAATGATGTAAGAAATTTAAAATAATCGTCATTGGAGATTGGTTCAAGAATCTCTCCTGTATTATCTATAAGTTCATATTCTCTGTCATCAGCAAATCTACTTATTTCTGGTTTGAGACCAGCATAAATTCGATTGCTATCCATATTGAAAAGGTAAACATATCCATCCCATTTTTTCCTTCGATACATGGGCATGAATTGATAACCATTTGGTCTGAATCGGAAATAATGATTCAATTCCATTTTCACATGGGGCTCACAAATAAGTCTAACGAATACCTCAGTATCCCTTTCCATCAATATCTGTGTGGTCATCCAAGACCCGCTACAAATTTCCTCCAATTAATAGCATTGTTGATATGGAAACTTCTGTTCTCAATCATCGAAAGAACAGATTTTAAATAGTCAACCTTACTCTTTTGTTCATTCATAATATATTCCGCTTTTTGAAGAACACTATCTGCTGCAACATAATGTCGTTCTAGTTCTGTCTTGGATATTCTGATGTTGTGATCCGGTGCTTTTCCGTTCTTAGAAATGACAACTTCCCATCGTTGTTGAAAAAGAACCTTCCAATGAGTTTCAAGATCGCTCAGTTTCCGTTTCTCTTTAGAGTAGATGTCTAAGTATTTTTGGTGTACATTGGGTATGTTTAGAGACTCATTATCCAAGTCTTTGTCATCAATGTGAGCATCTTCTTCCCACATCGACATAATTTTTTCAAGTTCCATAATTTTAGTTATTTAATAAATTCTTTATCTCATAGTTAGTATAACGAAAACCCGCAGTAGCAGTGAAATATTCCACATCAGTAGCAGAACTACTGAAATCTAAGGAAGATATTGATATAGGAAATGCTTCGTAGAAATGAAATTCCATTTGTGGATTCATTGCACTTGTTAGAATAGTTAGAACAATAGTAGATACTGTTCCACCTCTAGGTGTCAAGTCAGTACTTGCTTTGAGTAGTCTGTATTTTTCGTGACCTTCAGCAAAACCTAAAGCGATACATCTATCATAAATTTCAATCCAATTTTTTAGATGTTCATCAACTATGAAGGTTACCGACAATTCCTCAAAGGAAACATTACCTCCAGCGTATGGTATATTTGCAAATGGTGTAGCCATTTCAATCGATTCAACACTAACGCCTGGCACATTTACTGATTGACAAAACCAAGTAAGATGTGGTGCATCCTCCATCGTTAATCGAAAACTGATGTTGGAAAGATAATTTAAATTGTCTGGTACTTTGTTTGATGCTGCCATAGTTTCCTTTATATTATATTACTATTTATGTAACATTTTTTCAAACTCAGGATAATCGATATCTTTACCAACAAACACAAACTCACAATTTGGGAACTCTTCTTCTATTTTTCTATGTTGACCAATCCAATCTTGACTCTCTGAATCGGAAACATTCGTAGAAGAACCAAGATAAACACCAGAACTAGTTTGGTTATGGAAATAGTCATATCCCACACAATACAATGTTTCGTTTGGATTTTCCAGACAAGATGTTCTTAGAGCAACTGTTTCTGTAATCCAATCATCATATTCATTCGACCACCAATCGATGTTTTTTGTCAAATCGTTAGAATCTATCCAAAGAAAATACATCACTCCTTCATGGGCAAATTGTATAAAATTTTCTGTGGTTGGTTCGTTTTTTGCAATTTTCATTCTCTTATCCGTAGTTTGTTTCATCATATCATAATGAAAACTTGGAATGAGAGTAAAATTCCTAAAATGACAAACGTGTTCTTTGGTGTATCCGTTAGTGACAAGTTCAACAAGAATTTGGATATTTTCGCTAATTAAATTGTCAGGAAAGAATCTCTTGTGAATGTAATCACAACCGTATGTGGTATGGTTTTTGAAAAGATTTACGTCAGAAATGGTTTTAGAAGTTCCATTACCAATCACTATCAACATTTTATTCTCACAAGAAAATGACTACAAACAAAAAAAGGGAGCAGATTTCTCTACTCCCTTTTGAAATCCTACTATATGTAGGGAACGAATTACATCAAGTTTGAAATTGAAGCTTTTCTGTAATAAACGTTCAAGTGAGGATTCGCTGTAAGATCACCAGTAATACGACCAGTTGAAGTAGCTGCATTCTCCGCAAATGGGTTAGCAACTAAACCATAGCGTGTCTTGAAAGCAATCTGTGGTTGAAAACTTGCGGAATCAACTGCACGAACCATTTGTAATGGAACGTAAGGACAGTAGAATACACCAGCATCCATAGGTGAATCACCTTTGTAACCAACACAATAGAACTCTTGTGCGTGAGCATCAGCATAAGGATCGACATAAACTTTATAACGACCATTAAGAACACCAGCAAACGTAGAAGATGATGTATCTGAATTAATGTCAGTACTCATTGATGGAGCATAATCCAACATTCCTGCCATTTGAAGAGCGGAAGCGACATCTGAAGAGGTCATAAGGATATTACCTTTTCCTCTGCGTGTGTCTTTTCCAATCTGATTAGCATCTTTTTCAATCTGCATCATCAGACCTTTGAATTTTTCAACCATCCAACGACCATTAGAATCGGTGTCAAGGTCAAAAATTCCAGCAGTTGTTGTTCCAATTTGAGCACCAACTGCAGCGTTGATGTAAATCTTGCGAATTACTTCTCGGTTGATCTCAACTAGAATTTCACTAGATAGGATGTTAGCAAGTTCTGCTTCTGCATCCAATCCATGAACAGCACGTAAATCCTGTGCTAATTCCATAGAATACGAACCCTTGAGGGCACGTGTTCCAGCAGCGATGGATATCTTCTCAATCGAGAATGACATCTCACCAGCAATATCACCTTCACCACCGTCTGTTTCCAGAGCACTTGAAGCAGCAAATTCTGTTCCTGTTTGACCAGTTCCGTCAGTACCCGTGATCAAAAGACCAGGCGTCTTGACTGTATCACCAGTATTAGGTGTACCAGACTCACTTGCGACTGTATCAGCATTAACACCAGGCATTTCAGCTCCACCCATTGTATTAACACGACTCTTGAGTGCGAAAATAAGACCTGTTGGTCCTGACATTGGTTGAACTCCACAAACGTCATATGCAACTAACTGAGGCATTGCACGGCGAACCATAGAGATCAAAACTGGATCTGCAAAATTGAACGCTGCTGTTTGAACTGAATTACCAGCAACACCACCTAAAGATGGGTTAGTGGATGTCAGAGCGTTGATTGTAACTGGTGTTGCTTCCGACAATAAACCAGATTGACCTTGCATTTCTTGATCTTGAGCGTATTGATATTCTGTGTTCTCAAGACACATTGCGGTAACGGCACGTTTGTGACTATCTGTGATCTTTGGAAGATCTGGATGGTCTAAGACCGGAGCCCACTTTTCATTTAAATTTTCTGTGAGTTTCATATTATTTAACTCCTATAATATGGATTAAAAAAATTGTAATATTTAATTACGAGCAATAGCTTTACTATATGCTTCCATTATGTTGTTCAACTTCACAGGAGTTTCCTCTTGCTCTTCCGAACTAACACTTTCTTCACTGATAACTTCATCCTTTTTAACTTGACTAGGAAAATAACTTTCCTTAATCTGTTTTACTTTACTTTCAAAATCTTCGACATCGCCTTCTTCCATTGAAACACCTTCTGTAAGTTCTTTCAATTTTTCGGATTGTGTATCAGCAAGGTCATTGCTAACTTCTTCGACAATCTTATTTTTGCGATATTCGTTAAGTTCGTTTGTAACTTTAACGTTCTCTTCGATTTTGCCATTTAATTTGGTTTCTAATTCCTCAACGCGGTCAAATAAGTTTTCAACCATGTCTACTTTTTCTTCTGGAACTTCGATGTAATGTTCTTGGAATAGACCTTTTAATCCACCAATGAACTCTTCTGTAATTTCACTTCTAAGTGAACTGTCGAGGGAAAGTTCGTTTTCTTTCATCCACTCTTCAACAACATAGTTCAAGTATCCGTCAACTTTTTCTGTCAATTCATCTCTAAAAGTAATGATTTCTTCTTGAAGATTCTTAGTATATTCTTCTTCCAGTTCTTCGGTCTTCTTTGTTGCAACTTCCATAACTTTCTGATAAACAGCTGCTTCAAAGATTGTTGATGCTTTAGACTTAAACTCTTCAGAAAGTTCTTCACCCTGAACCAGTGCTTCGATGTCTTCTTTGACATTGATTTCTGGAATATCGGTTACTTTAACTTTCTTTTTCTTTTTGCCAACTTCATCCTTTTCGTTGTCAGAATCTTCTGGAGTTGGGCCACCTA